CTCCATGGCTCCGAGTAGTTTTCTACCACTCAGATTCATAACCTTTTCAAGAACTTCAGAAGGTGCTCCAGCTGCTTCCAACCTCATCTTGACACGGTTCATACCAGCGTCAGCCCAGTCAATATTTTGACCAGCATGTTTAAAGAAGTTAAGTTCCTCTGGAGTTAATCCCCATCTAGTAGCTATCTCAGTACCAGCTGCTTTAAGATGTTCATCTCTTTGATTAGCAATAGTACCAATACTTTGAATAGCTTTAGGTATTAAATCTTTTAATTCCTGCCACTGTTGATCTTCAAGTTCTTGGGTTTTGACATCTCTAAGGCGTGTTTCATAATGCTGCATTTCAGCATCTTTATAAGCCTTAGCGAATTCAGTCTGTAAGTTGAAATTCTTATCTCTAACAATTTCTTCTTTACGTTGATTATCTTTGAGAGCGTCTATGTAAGCTCTTCTATTTTCCAAGTCAGCCTGTTGAACCTGTTGCATACCTCGTAAGGTACGGTCAGCTTCATTCAGGATCTTCTGAGATTGATCAGGTACTTGGACTGGGTTATACCCTTTCCGTCGGACTTGTCCACGGAACTGAATATCAGTCATTGTTATTTATTTAGTCGAATAAGCTAAAAGCGAACATTGCTGCTGCTGCATAAGGTGCTACTGCTGCTGTTGCTGTGGTTGCTGCTAATGCGGAATATGTACCAAGTGCTCCAACACCAGCCCCAGCTATATTGCCAATTGTGTTGCTGCTAGCCATAGCACCTTTAATAGGTTCAGGTGGCTTATCAGGGAACATTGGATCTTGATAAGTAGCTATTGGTAAATCTGTTATTTCTGGTGGAGTAGGTAATCGTGTTGGCTGAATCATTCTGTTAGCATCAGCCCTCATATCTGACCCCATCTTGGCAACAATAATATCTTTCTTATTTAAGGCAGAGGCTTTAGCTGCACTATCTAATTGTGCTTGTAATACCTCTTGGTTAGTTTTAAATCGAGATCCATAATTGCCTAGATCCCAATCAGTTCTCTTCATATCAAATCCAGTCTGTGTCTGAGCAGTGCTTAGATTTCTACTAAGTTCTGTACGAGTCAAGTCTGTATTATCCATAGCATCCATAACTTGCTTACGGATCTCTTCAAGATCTAGTTCTCCTTTTTGATCACTGATCTTAAAGTCTCTATCTATTTCCTTTGTTTTTAAATCAGTTCTTCTAACAACATCACCAACAGCAAAGTCAATTTTGTTTTTAGCTATGTTTGCTTTCTCTGTTGTATTAAGAACACTTCTAGAGTTTTGCTTTTGACGAGCGACAGCCATGCTATCTCCACGAACCATGCTATCAACAGTTGCTGTATTCATACGACCAACTTCAGCTAAAAAGCTTTGGATCGCTTTACCAGATGATCTTCCAGATTGACCTGCTTGAGCAGTACCTAATTTTTTAAGAGCTTCTACATTAGCTTCAGTTGTACTGAATGCAGCTTTGGATTTAGCATTACTAACCTCTCTTCTAATAATGTCATTCTCAAAGTCAGCCTTAGTTTTAGATTCTTTAACGCCTAAACCTAACGCATACTTATCAAACTGACTTAAGCCATCTTTATTTAATAACTCTTGTTCTGCTACTGCTTTACCATATATAGCTTCTCCAGCTTTTCCACTCATATCAAGTTGCTTTTGAGCAGTACTGAATTTAGAACCTTCCATGTCTTGCTTAAGTTTAGTCATGGCACTGGTCTCTTCAAATTCCAGCTTTCCTTCAGTATCTTGCAAACCTAATAACTTTCCAGCTTTATCATATCCAGAGATACCTATAGCTTCATACAAGTCAGTGACTAAACGTTGGTTTTGAAAAGCAACATCTATGAATTGCTCATCCAATACCATGTCTTCACGCTCCATGGCAAAGCCCATCTCAGCTTCATTAAAAGCTAGTTGTTTACCATACGTCTCTTCACTTTTATTGTAAGCTTTAGTCTGCTCATTAAATATATGGTCTTGTTGGGATATTGCATAATCACGATTCTTATTCGCAGTCTCCATCTGGTAGTTGCGATTAAGAGTATCGTTAGCCTTTCTTATATTTAAACCTTCAGTTGCATAGTCAAATCTTTTCCAAGCTTGACCTATATCTTTAATATCATTCTTTAAAGTCTCAGGTTTAAGTGGATCATTATCGGCTAATGATGCATCAATATCTGCTTGTGTTGCCCAATTAAAATTATAGTTCTTCGTATCCATCTCGAACTGTTTTTTAATCTGTTCGTTATGGGTCTTGTTAGCTCCCTTACTCATTATTAATCTCCATATTGTGAAGGAATTTGTTTACTGATTACTGAATAATGATTATCCCAATTCAATTTCTTGGCAAAGCCTTTTCTAACCCAAGCTTCTATAGAAGAACAACCAGCTTTTACTGCAAACTTCTCAACATCACTTATATATGATTGCCATATATTAAAGTCATGTCCTGTTTTAGTAGCAAATAAAAGAACTCGTAGAATAGTTTTCCTTGGATATTCAATTATTTCAGTAACACCCATACATGAGATCTCATCATCTTGAAATCCTACCCATAAATCCTCATATGATTTAAGCAATGATGTTAGTACATCCTTTGAATTCATTTCTCCAGAGGAATGCTTCAGTGCTTTATCTATTAAAGGTTTAATATCTATCCAGATTGCTGGTATATTTTTAGGATCTATGAGTAGTAACTTCTGATAAGACATCAAGTTCTTCTATAATATTTGGGTGAATAAAAACCTTCCCACATCATTGAGTTCAGTGAAACTGGAAAAGGAGTATCGCTATAAACACGTAGAGTAAATCCATCGTTTTTAGCATGTATTGGTATTGATACCACTGTCTGATCTGCTAGTGGTACATCGTTAGCTAGGTAGTAGTTAGCTTCTGGTACAGGGTTTACATCTGTATATTCTGTTGCTCCTAATCTGCTTAATTTAAAACCTACTTCACCTGATAAACCAGTGAAGAATTTCATACGAGCTATAGCTAATGATGCTGTGTAATCAGACACAGTACCCTCAGCATTTAACTTGAAATATGTCTTAGGTAATGTGAGGTCATAGGTATATGAAAAGCCTACAATTACCTTACTGGCTACACCGCTTAGGTCTTTGAAAGGAACTTTATAATAGGTTCCAGATCCATCTGTTGCGATTGTTGGAGTAATAGTAAACCCAGATTCAACATAAGTAGGGTTAGTAAGGTCAGAAGCATCACTACTTACCACTAGAACAGGCGTCAAGCCTGATACATTGTTGAATGGGATATAACATTTAGAAAAAGGATTAACAGGGTCTGTGGTGTCATATGAAACGGAACTAGCAGTAGCATATAAGTCAACACATGGGTTCATCTTTTGACCATTAGAGTTAACAAGAATTGTCTCCTCTGGAGTTTGGTTAAGACTTGCACTAACCAATGTGTATTGACTACCTTGCTCCGTTACTGAATAAAGAACATCTGAATCTATCGCTATGGTTTGTACATTTCCAGGAAGTGACCATCTAAACCACGACTGCATTAATTCTTGCTGACCATCACTGTATGTTCGATATAAATAAACATCAGCTTTTGTAGGTCCATACAAAGCAATGAATGAGTTCTGAGGACTAGCTACTAAATCTGTAACTGTACTTGGAAGCCATTCAGAAACAACCTTGCTGGTATCAACAACAATAGGATTCATCTCCTGACCAGATGTGGTCATTTGGAAGACCCTTGAATAACCTGTTGACTTACTTACAAAATTTATATTGGTTCCACTATCTATAGGATCAATATTGATATCCATTTCGTAGTTTGAGATACCACGAATAATGGTTGCAGTAGGAGTAAAGATTCCATTAGGTGCAAACATCAAGAACTGCTGATTCTTACTAAATAGAATCAAACCCTGTGCTGTTGGTATAACACCTGTTAAAAGTGTAGGTCTAATACTGGATGTACTTAGATCAACTGGGTCGGAATCAATCTGAGTTAAGGCAGATACGTGATAGAAGTTATAAAACTCATTAGCCTGACTCATAGAGACATTATCTTTAGTCAAGAATCCAAGGCGACTGCTATGGAAAAATGACTGCTGAATTTTTTGTCCTACAAATGTGGGGTGTGAGTTAGTTGTATCATCTCCAACCAACCTATTAGTCCATGTGACTGGTTGAAATGTGAAAGCATTGGTTCCTGTATTAATTAACTCATGAGGCATAGTTGAGGCAGTTAAACCTACTGATACTCCAGGAGCTATATACTCTTCCCAATAACCATTACCTGATGTACCATTATCTGCTATGAATCTTGAGTAGTAAGTATCCTCTGCTGAGTTAGCAGTGTTTAATACTTTTACTACACGATTATGTAAAGACCTTTCAGGTAGCGTTGCTATGTTAGCGACTTGGTCTTGGTAGGTATCCAACCTGTCATTGTCAGTACCACCTTTACCAGCAAGCGTAAATGCGGTAGAGCAACTCAACTCCAATGTGGTATCGAGCTTAGTTACTGTCATTCCAGATATACTTAAACCATCAATACTGCTCTTTAAATTAGTAAGGATAGTATCTATATTAGCACTGCCACCTGTTGAATAAGTAACTGTACTTCCATTAACAGTAACGCTGTAAGTGGTGTTTAAAGTGACTGCTCTTACCTTGACTGTTCCAACTTTCTTAGCTGTGTACGATGGTGCTGCTTGAGTCGTAACAGTAATTAATTTATTAGTTACTATCGTTGTATCTTGTACAGTTAGTACGTCGTAGTTATTAGCTGTAGTACCAGTCAAATAGCCAGAGCCATTGTTGGTAACAGTTGCAGCCACACCAGTCGTTACGTTCCATATATAGATAGCAGTACCTTTAATACAGCCAATGTATTTTTCATCTCCATCTCTATGGATGTAGAACCATTTAGCATTTGTGTATGTACCACCACTGCCAAGTGCTTTTATAAATTTAAAACCAGGTCTCTTGGTTAAACCAAAAGTTGGATCAGGATAAGCATTAAGACAATCAGTTAGCTGTCCTGGAATTTTCTTTGTATCAGGTTGCCTAGATACACCACCTAAGTAACTTGGGATTGTTTGTGTAACACTAGGCATTATCTTTGTAGGGCTGTATAGGGTTTGTAACTTACATAGTTATTTCCATCTTTAGGTTGTCCAAAGTATGTGTACTTACCTTGGTTGCATTCATACTCAAGAGCCATAGCTCTAGTAAATCCTTCTTTCTCTTGGCATAGTTTGTAGAGGTTCGCATCTCCAACTATCTTTTGAATTACCTGACAAGTTGCTCTAGCTGTTATGTAGTCTTGTATAGGACGTGGTAGATCTACCCAATCAAATAACCAAACAACATCACATTCAACTTCTTCAGTGAAGGTATAACTATGAGCTTGCTTGTCATATAATTTTCCATTTCTTCTAATAACACTTTTGTCTGTATATCCTCCATCTCTATCTAGATCCATCTGTAATACGTTTGTAGGTATTACTATTTCATTATTACTATCGGGTGTGAAGGGATAATGATATTCTTTATTGAATGTCCAGCCTTCAGATTGCACTTCTCGTGACACCTGTGTAAGTGTATCGTAAGCAATCGCAACGTCTGGGTTGGTTTGATCGAGTGTTGTTACAGGTGCTTGACCAACTGACGACAATATTTGGTTTACTGCTGGTAACTCAGTTGCCGAGTTAGTGGTAGGGATAGCCATAATTATATATAAAAAAAAGGGAGCCATTAAGACTCCCATTAAAACTTAGAATGCAGATGGAGCAGACGCACCAACATACAATTCGACTGCAGCAGCAGGGTTTACATAATCTGCCCCGAGTGCTAAGCGACCCAATATCACATCCCCCTGGTAAATCACGGAGACATCACCCTTGGTTACTTGAACTTGAGGTCCGATTGCTTCAACCACACCAGCGGCTTCACGTTGGAAGATAAGTCCACAAGAGACTGCTCCAAGCTCAGCGTTAGTACCGTAGTCATTATTGATACCTGTTGTTGCACCAGATGCGTTCTCTGGAGTTACGCTCACGAATGAGCCAGTGTTACCAGGATCAGTAACACCTGTTGTTCCACCATAAGCAGTACCATACTTACCTATGAATGGAATATTCATTGACTTGTAGATCTTGATACCAGCGATCTCAACAACGCCATTACCCTTCTGACGGGATGTGCCTTGCTCGTCTCTGTTAACTAGACCATTCTCACCGACCTGTTGGATAAGCTCATAGTATTGACGTGGGTTAAGTACACCGCATCTTCCTTCTGAACTGACTCCCTTCTCGTCGAGTGCAGCTGCAGCATCATAGAATGCATTAACTAGGTTAGTTGCACCGTAAGCATCAGATGTATTAGTTGTTGCACCAACACGAATCTGAGTACCACCTGGCTCTACAAAGCTAGTCTTTGTTATTGGTGATGCTGATCTTGCTCCACGTGTGATAGCACGGAATGCAAGTCTGTCATATTTCTCCGCTAAAGCGTAGCCGATCTTACGAGAGATCTCTGACCTCAAATCATAATGAGCCAATGTCTCATCTAAATTATAAAGGAAAGCAGAACTGATTAATAGATCGTCTACAGTTATAGTCTTCTCAGCTACTGGAGGTGCACCATCACTGTTACCTAGGATGCTTTGTCCTGGAACATGAAATTCGCTTGTGGTGCGACCCGTGTAGATAAATTGTAAAGATTTCCCGTTCTTTAGGGTTCTCTTCATAATCAAATCACGAGCAATTGCATTGTGCTGGAAGCCTTTGAACATCTCACCTGAGAACAATTTCAGGTAAAGTGCTCTTACGTCACCTGTACTATTTGATTGACCTTGTCTGGTCAATGACGCAGTATGTGACGTCGATTGATGTGCCATTGTTATGGATTAAAAATAAGATATATACGTTTTCTCAGCTGAAATTTTTGATCAATTGTTGTGGTCTATCCCACCGTCTAGACGGCTGATGAGTATCCTCGTAAGGGTCAAAAGCCAAATTACAGAGAGGTCCGACACTGAGGTATCTCTCTGCTATGGAAGTTCACATGAAGAACTTCTATATGAATGAAGAAGGCTAGAGCAAAAAAGACTACTAGCCATAGTTCATTTATCTTTTTCACAATGTAGAAAGAGCTTCCTCTAAGGAGATATCCTCATCGAATTTTTCTTTCTCATCATGTTCTTCTGGCTTATTGTGATGTGACTCAGGTGTGAGTTTTGTCACAGAAGCGACAGCTTGATCAGATTGGTGTGACATTAGAAACTATACTTAGCTCCAGCTTTTACGTTGTAAACATTATCGAAGTCGCCAGCAGTAATACCAGAGAACTCACCATATAGAGCTACCTTGTCGGTTGCGTTATAGTTAACTCCAGCCTTACCAGAGATCTCAGTCTCAGTACCATCAACACCATCAGCTGCTAGAACTGTTGGTCCACCTTGTACGTAGAAGGCAGTTTTACCTTCGCCTCCTTCGACACCAACGTGGAAGTCGATAGCTCTACCAA